CAGCAGCAGCAGCAGAAGCAACAAGACAAAGAATACAAGCAGCAGCGGCAGCAGAAAGAGCAAGAGATGCAGCAGCAGCAGCAGCGGCAAAAGCAGCGGCATCAAGGGGTTTATCAGCAGACAGGGCAGCAGAAGCAGCGGCAGCAGAAAGAGCAAGAGTAGTAGCAGCACAAAATGCAGCAAAAGCAAGGGCGGCAAACAGAGCCTTTGGTGGTTTTATTTCTAAATATGCTATGGGTGGAAGAGTTGGATATAAAGGATCTACAGAGCGTGCCCCAGGAATGATGTATGGAGGTTCAGCTAAAAAGTATGCATATGGATCTACCGTTCCTGGAATAGGCATGACAGACAAGGTTCCAGCTCTACTTACCCCAGGGGAATTTGTTGTAAGAAAAAGAGTTGCAGAACAATATGGACCTTTATTAGAATCTTTGAATGGACAAGTTTTTCCAAAAGAAAATTTTGATAAAGACAATGATGAATATGCTCGTAGAAAAAGAGATATGGATATGATGAGGATAAATGAAAAGAAATCTTCCTCTTCATTAATAGACGCTGTTCGGGAGGCTGCCCGTGGGCCAATAGATAAAATTCTTGCAATAAGCAATCAAAATCAAAAAGATAGAGTACGTTTGGCTGTTGAACCAAACAGATTTAACGCAGATAAACTAAATGATTTTCGTGCCATGAGTAATGAAAAAGTCTTTCCAACTATGAAAACTAACTCTTTCAATTCTTCTAGTCAAACACAGAAGTCTGGATCAATGTATAATTATAATGTAAACGTAACGTTAAACGGCTCCGACATGGATGCAAATGATGTAGCAAACGCCGTGATGCAAAAGATTAAAATGACTGAAAATAAAGGTATAAGGAGTAATAACATCCGTGGCTAATAGTTTATATATGGCTGGAAGATCTGCTTATTCAAGACCCCAAGCAATTGTGTGGGCTGATGCATATGAAAAAAGCAATGGAAAGTTTGTTCCAGTTGGCACAGAATTTGAAGATTTTATAATTCTTTCTGATCACAATAGATCAGAGATTTCTATATCTTGCGAAAGAATAGAGAACAAAAAAAGAATGATTAATGGAACAATGAGGTCTTATCACATAGCAGATAAACAAAAACTTTCTTTTTCATGGAATCTTTTGCCTTCCCGTGCATTTTCTGCATCTGCAACATTTTCTAATCTTGGCGTATTAACCAGCGATGTAGAAGATTTCACAGCAGATTTAGGAGCTGGAGGCGTAGACATTCTAAATTGGTATGAAAATCATACTGGATCATTTTATATCCTTCTTGCATATGATAAATATAATGAGTTTACTGAAAATACCTATGGTCATTTAGCAGAATATAATCAAGTTTTACAGGTATTCTTTTCCTCATTTGACCATGACGTAGTTAAACGTGGCGGAACAAATTATGACATGTGGGACATATCTGTTAGTCTTGAGGAAGTTTAATGTTTGAGGACTCAGACCTACAAGATGCTTTTTCCAATAGTCACTCATTAAAGATATCCTCTCTCATTTTAGCTGAGTTTAATTTAAATGATTTAGATAATGTTTCTCGAATTGGAAACTATCGTTACCGCCCATTTGGGACGGAAGCAAAGTTTCTAGAAGCAATATCTACATATGATGAGTTTGATACTGGAGACTACTATACAGAGGCTGAGCTTTCATACAAAGAGTATTCAGATACTGAAGATGAAAACTTTTCTGTTGTAGATAAAACAAAAGATTTGTACTACTCTCTGGGAGACTGCCTTCTTCCATTCAGACCAAGGTCTGGAATAAATAAAGCAAGATTTTTAGCGGGATCATATATTGACAATGTTAGATCTGGAGAGAGACCCAGATACTACATGCCTTCTCGTAATGATTACTTTAAATATTGGAGTTCTTACAGAACAGAGAATGGAATAGAAAGAGGAATTTCAACTCCCGCTGCTATTGGAATAAACGGGTATGGTATTGATGATGCCTGTCCATTTATTGTTTATAAGAATCCTGTCAATGCAAATAGGATTGTTGTAAAAATTCAAACAAACGTAGGATCAGTTGATCTTGGCAGCATGAGAACTTCAGGGGATTTAGTAATTGAAGATCCTCTCTTTGCATACTCAAATGCATCAGTTCCACAAAGATTTAAAATACAAGTACTAAAGGGAAGCTCTTGGGTAGATGCAATTGAGTTTAGTGAAAACTCTTTAAGACTAGATGATTCTCCAATAATTCCCAAAGATGGTCACTTAGAAATTTTTTATGGAATAAAAGTCCCAGTAGAATTTGCTACAACATTTACTTATCTTGGAAGAACAACTACATCCCTGCTCCCCAACCAGGGAGCTCTTGTGGGGTATGCCTATATTGTTGATGATGACTCAAACCCACAAGGTGTTTTAAAAATATGGAATGGTTCAGAATGGACTACCTTTAGTGTTAGTTATGGATGGTCTTTGTATGAAGAAACTATCGTTAAGACTAATGGAACAGTAACAGAGCCATCAGATCCAATCTACTACACAGTAAATGGAGAGAATTTTTTTACAGAGTTTGAACAAATAAAAGGGATTAGAGTAGTTGTAAAAACAATGAACTCTTCAGATTCTTCATTGGATGTTATAGAGATATCTCCTAGACTAGTTGTAGACCTTTCAAATTATACAGAGTCCTTTGATATAACAAAATCTATTGCAAATCAAAGCATGGGCCTTCCTGTAGGATCTCTTTCAGTTTCAAATGGAACAATTAGCATTGCAAACTTTAATAACATTTTTACAGAAGCTAATGTCTTTAATGGTTTGACAGGAAGCCTTGTATCTGAATACGCAAGACAAAATACTAAATTTGTTATATACGAAACAATCCTAAATGTAAGCGGGTACGATAAGTATGTTCCCATTAAAACTTTTTATGCAGAAGAATTTCCAAGACCATCTGGGGGAGACTCAACGATATCTATTCCCCTAAGAGATTTGTTTTTCAGATTAGAAACAACAAATGCTCCAAGCGTTCTTACCCAAGAGACTACTTTAACCTATGCCATATCTACAATGCTAGACTATATAGGATTTAGTAATTACTCTTTTAGAAATATTACATCAGCAAACGATCCCATCCTTCCGTTCTTTTTTGTAGAACCAAATGTAAGCGTTGCAGAGATCTTACAAAGACTGGCTGTTGCTACACAAACTGCAATGTTTTTTGATGAATACAACAATTTCATTGTTATGTCAAAAGAGTTTCTATTCCCAGACGCTACGGATAGAGAAACGGACATGGTTCTTTTGGGTAACGATGACACGATTGCAAACATTGAATCAATCTCAGATAATCAAACAAGAATTATCAATAGTGGACAGATTATGTACACCATTAGATATATTCAAAGAGAAGTTTCTAGCCTATCTTCAATGTTGAAACTTGATTCGGAAAGGTTTTATAAGTATAAGCCAGTTCTTTTGTGGGAGGTTGCCGCAACTGATGAAACAAAGACTATTAATGAAGCTAACAAAGTATCAAGTGGCTACTCCCTGGGGGCTATGGCATTAAACAACGCAATTAGTGGAACTGCTCCCCAGGTTGTTAATCGTGAAGTGGTTAACAACGTTATTGATTTTGGAGAAAGCATTTACTGGCTTCCAAGATTTCAAGGGTACTTGTATGCCAATGGAGAAATTATTAGATTTGATGCTGTTGAATACTCTGTTCCATCCTCCTCTGAGCCAGTGGTTTGGATATCAAGCAACCAAGAGTACCAAAAGTATTTTGGGAGCCTAGCTTTTAATGGAAAAATGTTTCCAACGGGAAGAGTAAGAATATACTCTGAGCCATACTATGAAAACGTAAATGAGTCTGCAATATTAAAAAATGGAGATGTAAGGGTTCATGGAAGAAACCAGTTTGGAACAGAAATAACTTCTCATTCCGCAGGTCTTAATCCTTATTGGTCAGACAACAGCAATACCTATGGTTTAAAAATGTATTCAGATCTTATTTTTTCTAACAAGCCTACAGAAAGCATAGTTAATCCAGAAATAGGAACTACACAGAGAGTTGAGTTAGCAGAGATAAATACTGTTGCTAGAAAATCTAAAAGAAATGGAATAATAAAAAACTTTATGTCTTCAAAAGTTTTTGCAGATGGAGAAGTAAATAATCTTTTAGTCACAAGTTCTGGGGCAATTCAATCTTCTGCACTTGTTGTCACTGGTCCAGCATCAGACCCAATTATCTCTAGCCCTAGAGATCTTGTTTCTTATGTTTACAAAGACCTATCAAATAATTTTTCTTTTAGAAGTTTTGGAACTAGAATGAGGATTATTGGAAAAGTTGATAGAAACTCTGGACAGATTTCAAATGGATCAAGTAACTATTTTTCCCTACAATCACCAAGCAATCCTAGCTCATTTGGTGTCAATGCAAGTTCTGGAGGAATGGGTATTATGGTAGACCCAACCAATGGCAGCGGGTATTATTTCGAGATTGCATCACTAAATGAAACAAACATAGATAGCTATATTCAAGCAGACGACTCTGAAGAAATAAACTCAACACTACATAATATAATATTTTACAAAGTAAACAAGAATGTAAAAGTTGGAGATACTGTTAACTCTCCAGCCACTCCTATAAAACTTTGGGGAGGCTTATCAAATATACTTGTTGACTCTGGACTATTTGTTGGTCAAGACAGGATTGCCATTACTGAAGAATCTACAGTTTATGACTTATCAGTTGAATATGAATCTTTAAGTGGAGGAGCAATAAGATTTTATTTATATATAAATAATATACTTATTCAAATAGTTAATGATGCAAGCCCATTGCCTATCAACACAGCCATGGCTCTATTTGTTAGAGGAAGCTCTCATTGTATGTTTGAAAACATGTACGCTATGGATGATCTTGTTGCTAAAAATACAAATAGTCAAATATCTCAAACCAACAATGTCTTTGATGACAATGGAATATCTACTAGCGAATTTCTTAGAAAATACGCCATCTCTGGAATGGTTCAGTCAACATACCTAACAGGAATTAGTCCAGACACGAATACTCAATACAAAGTTTATTTTGAGGAGTTTGGAACAATCATGAGAGAGTGTGCTCATTTTAATATTAAATATGATTTAGCCTACCCCTCTTTTTATTCAAAAATTGCTAAAACATTTTCTAACGATAGGGGATACACAGTTTCTAAATTTTACGGAGGGGCTTATGAATCAGAATTTTTGGTATTTAATTCATCAGACAAGGCCATTGTGTTAGACGAAACTACGGGAAATTATTTAAGAATTCTGGGAATAACTTTTACTCAAAATACAACACAGGTTCTATCTGTAGATAAATACTTTAACAAACTTTCTAACTTTTCAGACCCCTCTTACCAAGGAAATGAAATTACCTCTCCAAACATTAGTCTAGAAAAATATAATAAAATTAAAGCAAGTAGGTCTAGGTACGGGCTAAAAGAATTTAGTTTAGAATCCATGTATATTCAATCAGAGGATGAGGCAAATAGTTTAATGGGGTGGCTAATAGAGAAAACAATGGAACCTAGAAGAGAAATAAGCATCAATACTTTTCCAATGCCACATTTGCAGCTTGGAGATATTGTTACAATAGACTATATGATGCCAGGTGAGATAGAATATGTTGATCCAGAGACTAGATTTATTGTTCAGGATATATCATATTCAAGATCCTTGGATGGCCCAGGCCAATCAATTAAGGTGGTTGAAATAATATGACAAATGCAATAAAGATTCCATCAAGAGATATTGTAAACATAAGCTCTCAATCTGTGAGCGTAGCAGAAATAGAACAATTTCTTTTTCAAGATATTGGGGGAACAAGTTTAATAAACCTTGTTAGGCAAGACACCATTTCTGGAATAAACGTGTCATACTCTACAATATCAAATTTAAAAAAAATAGTAATTGACTTTGACCCATCACTTATCCTTATAAATAAAGCATCTTATAAATCCATCTTTGATCAGTTTTCAATTAAATTGGTTAGCAAGATACCCCAAGATAAATTTTATTCAAGCAATGAACTACTTCCACCAAGCAACCTTTTGACAAACGTTTATTTTGATGGAGATAACCTTGTAATTGAATTTGAAAATATAAAAGAAACAGAATTTGTTGAACTACAAATTGAAACAGATGGTAAAATTAATAGTGTGAGGGAAAATGATTACTAATAAGGGAAACAATATCATAACTAAATATCTTTTGGGGCAATCTCCTGAGTATGCAGCTTATATTTCAGTAGGAGTTGGAGCCACTCCCTTAGATTTAGATGAGACAGATCAGTCATCCCCTACAAAACAATCAATGGATTTCGAGGCTTTTAGGATTCCAGTTACTTCTCGTGGACTAGTTAGTGATAACATTGTCATTGACATAGATTCTTGGCAACAAACTAATGGCGTAGTTACACTTAATTTAGCTGGACCCCACGGTATGAAATTAGGGGACTCAGTAAATGTAAATTTTAATCTCTCTAATACTGCAAATAATATTAGGGAAGGGCTTTATGTTGTTGAAAATACAACATCAAATCAAATAACCTATTCTCAAACATTTGCTTCTGCATCGGCTACCCCAGCAAGCTGGAGTGCCAGTGCTTCTGACACAGCAACAGCATCATACGATAGAGAAAGAATTGTCTTTAAAGGTCAGTTACCATCGGATCAAAGGTATCAAATGACTGAAATTGCGCTATACCCAGCCTCAAACAATAGCTTGGCCCTCAACTACGATAGTAGAATCCTTTCTGGTTTTTTAACAACAGAGGGATGGGTTTATAAAAATGTTTCTGCATCATTAGTAGAAAGTGATAACGCAATAAGTCTTGTAACAGATAGCATTGCAGACACATCTGGAAACGTTAGCTCTGCAACATTCCTAGATCCAATAACGGGTTCTGCTGCTTACGCATTGTTTATTAACTCAAATAATGAGGCTTTTACTTTTTATGAAAGAAAGAATAGATATGAAAGCTCCAGGCTTTATGATAGATGCTTAGTTGTTCCAGGAAATATGACAACTTTTTCTAACGACTTAATGGAGTTTTCGGGATTACAAAAACATATTTCTACTACCTCATTAAGATTGAATGCTAGCAAAAACTCTCCAGACGATTATATAAAGTTTGCATTGAGCGTATTGTCTAAAGACATAGATGCAAGTGGACCACCTACAAAAACTAGATTAAGATTTGATTTTCTTGACAGCATAAGTGGTGAGGTTGCAACAGTAACAGAGCTGCTAACCTCTGGCGAACTATCTGCATCAAGATATGTTGTTATTTCAAAACAAATTAAAGACTTTAGCACAGGAGCAGATTTTAGTTGGGCTCGTGTTGACGGATTAAAAATTTATGCTCAAACACTAAACAGTGCCTCCAACTACGACGGATCTTATATAGCTTTTGACGGAATAAGATTAGACAATGAAAACACAGAAAATCCATTGTATGCCATGGTTGCTTATTCAAGATTAAAAAATTCTTATGACGATGGTCAACCAATTGAAAAAACAGAAAACTCTCAGGGGTATATAGAATATAGGTTTGGGGTGAACATTGTCTAATGACTAGGGTGGTTATTGCAAAATCTGATTTGCCAGACCTTTCTACAGACTTAACCAACAAACTAAGATATAGGGTTTTAAATAGAAACAAAAACTTATACTCTGATTGGTCAGTAATTGGTGAGGTTAAGAGGGCACTAGAACAAATAAATTTTTCTTCTGCTTCAGCATCTTATAATGCTTATTCAGAAGGAAATAATAGGATAGATGCTTTTTGGTATAGCTCAGACATTAATCAAAACTTTGATATTTATGTTAGATATATTTTAAAAACTGTGACAGAGGGAACTTTTGCAACATTGTACTCCTACGATCCAATTGAATATTTAGGAAGAAAGGCAGTAAACTCTTTAACCATAGCAAAAAAACCTATGCTTCTTGTGTCATTTAATAGCCTTTCCTATTATGGATTGCAACTAATGGTAAAGCTTCCAGAATATCCTATTGTTTCAAATCCACCAATCAATATAGATGGCGTAAGCAGAACTAGCAACTACCTTCAATACTTTTTAGGAAGAGAACACTCCCTATCTGTTGGAGATTATGTTAATATAAGTTTTAACAATGAAATTACTTACGGATCAGAAGCTGACTACTCTTTATTTTCAGGAATAAAAAAGGTATCAAGAATAGACAGTTCCTCTAACTTTAGCGTTTATACACCTGGATCAAATATTAATTTTATAAAAGCTATTGAAAGGGAAAGGTCTCCAAATGTTGTAGAAAAAATAAGTGGATCTGTTCTTTTTGCTACTGAAGATATTGTTTTTGTTCCATGATATAATTTAACGAGGAGATTTTGTGGGAATATTAGCAACACCAAATAGAGGTCAGCCATTAGATGTAGATTATATATCTCAGATAGCTGGACAAGTTAATCAGCTTACTACTTTAGTAGGGGATAGAAGTTCAGCCTTTTCTACTGTCAATGACGTAAATACAAAAACATCAGATATAAAAATTTTTGCTAAGACTGTAAATGTTTTTTCTAGTACAAACAAGACAGATGGGGATGTTGTAGACTATACAGTCTCATTTCCTCCTTTTAGTGGCAACCCAGTAGTAACAGCCACAATTGTCTCTGGGTCCTCCTCTAGCATTGGAGATGACGCAGTTGTTGTATTAAAAAACATCTCAACATCAAGTTGTACCTTTAGGGTAACCTTCAATACTGGTGGTAGCTTAGACATCTTTGTTAATCTTATCGCTGTTGGATTCTCCATATTGTAATCCCTGTGATATAATTTCTCTAAATGAGTAATTCTTTAAGTTGTAAAAAATGCAGGGGAAAAGTTTTTGTTGATCGGGTTCATAGCTCACATGACCATCTAGAAATTTTTTGTATAAATTGTGGATTTAGAAAGATGTTCCATCCACCATCTAAGTTTGGGAATTCAATTCAATGGTTAGAAGAAGCAGAGAAGGCCAGGACGATAATAATCAACGGGTCGTAAAAGCTAGCGCAGTTATATTTTTTCTTGACAAAAACCTAATGCGTCTGATAACATCAAACCGTGGATCAAATATCGTCTATCTATATAATATAACCGAAGCAAAAGAGCAGACAATGTTGCTTTCTGATTTTAAGAAACATCGGAAAAGAGCTTATACATTTTCAAACACCTCAAGGCTTTTAAATAGAAGTAACATGCAGTTGTACAGATATATCGATAGAGGTCTTATTAGACCCCCTATGGGCATCCTTCCAGGTGGTGAGAGAATGTTTACAAAAAAATCTTACTACTCAGAAGATGATGTTTTTGAAATTAGAAGAGTCATGGGTTCCTTGCATAGAGGAAGACCAAGAAAAGATGGAAAGATAACAAACAATCATGTATTGACAGAGCAAGAGCTGCGTGGTAAGATGGGTGATGCACTAATGCTTTACGCAAAAACAAAAGATGGTCGATTCATTCCTGTATGGCAGGAAGATACCTATTAGGAGTAAATATGTCAAATAGCACAAGCGTTACAGTTAACCTTGGGTACACACTAAACCTTGGAAATTTTCAGAGTTTGCGTGTGGACCTTGGATGTACAGACTTTGTTCGTGAAGGTGAAGACAAAGAAGCAGCCATGGACAGGGTATATAATTTTGTTGAGGCTCAGGTCATTCAGAAAGTATCTGATGCCAAAAAGGAACTTGACGAGTCATAATGGCTGATAAGAAGCTGCGTTTTGCACTTATGGATAAGTTCAAGAAAAAGCTTCAGGAGTCGGGCAAGAATCAAGATATTAATCTTTTTTCTCAGCAATGGGCTGCCGATGCAATGATCGATTCATATGGATATGATCAATGCGTAGAAGCAATAGAGTATTATTTTTCTGTATCTGCAAGTCCAGATTGGACATGGTTTTCTTATAACTCTGAAAAAGTAATACAATCTAGACGACAAGACAATGAAGACAGGGAATTGCGTAAAAAGCTTAGGGCTGGCGCAAAAAAGTGGTTGGAGAGTTAATGCAAGATTTAGAGGCAAAGGTACTGTCTGCTGTACTTAATGATAAGCAGATTCATGTTCTGTTGCAAGCAAACCCAGACTCTTTGTTTAGAACGCATAAAGATATCTGGCACTTTGTTCGTGACTATGCTGAACAAAACACCACGTTGCCACCAGTGTCTTTGGTAGTAGAAAAGTTTAGAGACTTTGAGCCCATTGCAGAGGTAGGGGCAACCAAGCACCACCTTGATGAGTTAAGGTCAAGCGTTCTTGACTCCTCTCTTAAAGATATTCTTAAGTCTAGTGCAGCATTTCTTAATGATAACAAGCCAGTAGATGCTCTGGATACACTTATATCGAAAACATCAGAGCTAAAAAGAACTACCGCTGAAATTCGTGACATTGATGCAGTTGATCTTGAAGATGCCATTGAATACTTTAAGCACATAGAGGAAATGGCAAGGCTAGGTTCTCATGGAATTAAGACAGGTCTTGCTGGATTTGACAACTATCTTCCAGCAGGGATTATGCCAGGTCAGTTTGGCATTCTTCTTGCATACCCTGCAATTGGTAAGTCTTGGTTAGCGTTGTTTATGGCTGTTCAGGCATGGAAGAATGGAAAGAAGCCACTTGTAGTTTCTTTAGAAATGACTGAGAGCGAAGTTCGTAATCGTGTCTACACTATCATGGCAGATGGAAGGTTCTCTCATCGAAAGATGAGTGCTGGAGATGTTGATATTGAAGAGTTTGAGCGGTGGGGAAGCACATATCTAAAGAATATGCCTTCTTTCCAGATTGTTTCTAATGATGGTCTTGGAGAAGTAAGTCCAGCAGTACTAAGAGGAAAGATTGATCAGTACTCTCCAGACATTGTATTTGTAGACTACATTCAGCTTATGCAATCAAATAGTCCAACTGATAACGAAACTGTTAAAATTAAAAACATTAGTCGTGAGTTAAAGATTCTTGCTATTAGTGAGCAGGTTCCTATTGTTGCAATTGCTTCTGCTACACCAGATGATGCCACAAACATGAATACTGTTCCTGCGCTTGGTCAAGTAGCATGGTCTAAGCAACTAGCATATGATGCCGACTGGGTTCTTGCTCTTGGTCGCCAACCCTCCTCAGATATTCTTGAGTGCGTCTTTAGAAAGAATCGTCACGGGTATTTAGGAGAATTCCTAGTTCAAATTGACTTTGATAGTGGAAGATTCTTATACAAGGATATGGAAGATCTTTAATAAATTAAAATAGTATAATTAGTGTATGGTGTTTCTACATAAGAATATTAAAAGATTTCAGATAGACGGAGAGATATATGATGAAGCCACCATTCCAAGAATTAAAGAACAATACATAGATCTTTTAAAAGTTATAATGCAAAACAAAGGTTATGTCATTAGATATGATATTGACCCAGACTTTTCAGTAGAGTATACTGGCAAAGGTTTTAAATTCATGCTATCAGTTTATGGAGTATTCGTTGGAAAAAGGAAGGCTCAATGCTTATCAGGGATAGACAAAAACAAAGCGATTTCACGACCTATTCAGAAGAACAAGTCAAACGAGTCTTGCTGTCCAGTGGAATAAATGTAGAGTATGAAGTAGAGACCGACTTCATTATTTACTGTCCCTATCACAATAATTATAGAACACCAGCAGCAGAAGTTTCTAAAGAGACTGGTCAATTTTACTGCTTTGGTTGTCAAGAATCTAAATCCCTAACAGAGTTTGTAATGTTTGCAACAAAAAGAAGTTTTTTTGAGGCAGCAAGAATGATACATTCAAAGCAACAAGAGTCAAACATCCTTGATGACCTGTCAAAGATACTTGACAAAGAAGATGAGTTTATTGAGTTTAATAGCGAACTAATAAATGCCTTGAACAAAAACGCACTGTCTTCCTCAAGGGCTGCAGGATATTTAAAGGGTAGGGGAATACAGAAGGCAAGCGTAGAGAAGTACCTTATTGGCTACTCTGAAAAGCAAGATATGATAACTATTCCAATACAGGCTCCAGATGGAATGCTAGTCGGCTTTGTTGCTAGGTCAATTGAAGGAAAAGATTTTAAGAATAGTCCAGGACTTCCAAGAAGTAAGACAATGTTTAACATATCAAGAGCTAAGAGATATGATAAAGTTTTTGTAGTTGAGTCATCATTTGATGCAATAAGACTTGAGCAGGTAGGTGCTCATGCGGTTGCCACATTAGGGGCATCTGTAAATAAGCGACAGAAAGAGTTGCTTAAAAAGTATTTTAATAGTATAATACTAATATCCGACAATGATGAGGCTGGCAAGGGTATGCAGGAAAAGATGAAGTCATCCTTTGGTCATTCACTTGTGATAGGAAACCTACCATCCGATGTTAAAGATGTTTCTGACATGGATGATAAAAGAATATCAGAGTTTGTCTCAGAGTTTGACGATGAAATAAGCTACATCTTACAGTAGCAACTACTATATAAGGAGAATAAAAATGAGTATAATTAAAGGTCTCAAAGATATTAATGAGGCACTAGACAAGCCTCGTGGAAATTCAGCATCAGGACCACGAGTACGCTGGCTAAAGCTAGAAGATGGTCAGAGCGTAAAGATCAGGTTTGTTAATGAACTTGACGAAGACTCTAAGCACTACAACGAAAAGAATGGCCTAGCCATTGTAGTCAAAGAGCACACAAATCCAAAGGACTATCGCCGTAAGGCTCTAGATACTATGGATTCAGAAGGTCGTGACTGGGCAGAAGAGATGCACCGCAAAGACCCCAAGGCTGGCTGGGGAGGTCGTCTACGATTCTACATTAATGTTCTAGTTGATGATGGAATGGAAGATCCTTATGTAGCTGTATGGAGCATGGGTGTTGCAAAGTCTGCAACTTTTAGTACTATTCGTGAATATGCCATGGAGTCAGAGGGCATTACGAATATGGTATGGAAGCTAAAAAGGAATGGAAAGGGAACAGAAACAAACTACATTCTCATTCCAGGAGCCACAGACACGGAAGAGTTTAACTGGTCGGGCCACGAAGTACTACCATTGGAATCTGCGATTAGAAAGGTTCCTTATGCCGATCAAGAGTCATTTTATTTAGGTTTTGACGATCCCACTACATCTACTAGTGTGGATTGGTAATAACTTGAATTACGTTCCGCTTCATGTTCATTCCCATTTTAGTCTAATGGATGGTGTATCAACTCCAGAGGAGTATGCATTTCGTGCAAAAACTTTAGAGATGCCTGCCATTGCAATTACAGACCATGGGGTGCTGTCTGGTCACAGACCTATGTATCGTGCTGCAAAAGAGCAGGGTATAAAGCCAATCCTTGGCATCGAAGGTTATATTACCGCTGATAGATTTGATAAACGAGATAAGAATGAAAGGGAAAACCCCCTTGACCTTATCTATAATCATATTGTAATCCTTGCCAAGAATCAAATTGGTTTGCAGAACTTGAACAAGCTGAACGAGATAGGCTGGACAGAGGGATACTATAGGAAACCACGCATAGACTTTGAAGTTCTTGATAAGTATGGCGAAGGTCTTATAGTATCCACTGCCTGCATGTCTGGTCTCATTAATAAAGCTATTGAGTTGGACGAGTATGCAGTAGCAAAGCAACACATTAAATGGTTTAAAGATAGATTCGAAGACGATTTTTATGTAGAACTTATGCCACACAATGTTGCTGGCATGAATATGGAGCTTTATAATCTTGCTCAAGAAGCAGGAGCAAAGTGCATTACTACTCCAGACTGTCATCATTGCACACCAGATCAAAAGGTAGTGCAAGAGATGATGCTGGCTCTTAATACACATGCAAAGCTTCAGAAAGATGTTTCATATGAGAAGTCAACATCATATAAAGATATGATGGAAAGACTTGACTATCTATATGGTGCAGATAGAATGATGAGCTTTAGATCATTTGATATCCACCTTCTTTCTTATGATGAAATGAAGAGTGCTATGGATGCAGAGGGTGTTACAGATGAAAGCATCTATACCAATACCCTTGAGATTGCAGACAAGGTAGAGGAATATGAAATCAAGAGCAATCTAAATCTTTTACCAATAAAGGTAGATCATCCTCAAAAAGAATTGCGTAGCCTAGTAATGGCTGGTCTAAAGCTTAGAGGCTTAGACAAAAAAGAAGAATACCTTGATCGTATCAAAGAAGAGTTAGAAGTTATTCAAGATAAAGACTTTGCTCCATACTTCCTTGTGGTTCACAATATGATTGCGTGGGCAAAGAGTCAGGGTATTCTCATTGGTCCAGGTCGTGGTTCTGCAGCAGGATCTCTTGTCTGCTATGCTCTTGAAATTACAGAGGTTGATCCAATTGAACACGGCCTACTGTTCTTTCGATTCATTAACCCAGACAGAAATGACTTTCCAGATATTGACACAGACATTCAAGATTCACGGCGTGACGAGGTAAAAGAGTATCTTGAGAAGGAATATAAGCATGTAGCATCTATTGCAACATTCTTGCAGTTTAAGGACAAGGGTGTAGTTCGTGACGTTTCTCGTATCCTTAACGTTCCTCTTCCAGATGTTAATAAAGTACTTAAGCTTGTTGATACATGGGAAGACTACTGTCGATCATCATCAACTAAGTGGTTCCGTGATAAGTACCCAGAGGTTGAAAAGTATGGCGAACAACTAAGAGGTCGAATTCGTGGAACAGGTATTCATGCTGCTGGAATCGTTACAGCCAAGGAACCAATTTTCAATTATGCTCCACTTGAAACTAGAATAAGCCCCTCCACTAAGGAGCGCATTCCTGTTGTTGGAATAGACATGGAAGAGGCAGCCGATATTGGTCTAATTAAAATTGATGCACTTGGTCTAAAAACACTAACAGTAATCAATGATACGCTAAACAGTATCAATTCTCGCTATGGATTGGATATCAATCTAAAAGAAGTTGACATGAAGGACAAGCATGTTTATCAAATGCTTTCAGATGGTCACACAAAGGGAGTTTTCCAATGCGAGGCAACCCCATATACAAATCTTATTGTTAAGATGGGTGTCAGAACATTTGAGGAGTTGGTAGCATCAAACGCATTGGTTAGGCCAGGTGCAATGAATACCATTGGTAAAGAGTATATGGCTCGCAAGCATGGCAAGAACACCATAGAATATATTCATCCACTAATGAATCAACACCTTAAAGATACATATGGCTGCGTTCTTTATCAAGAGCAGGTCATGCAGGCTTGCACAACCCTTGGTGGAATGACAATGGTAGAAGCAGACAAGGTTCGAAAGATTATTGGAAAGAAAAAGGATGCAACAGAGTTTGATCAGTTCAAAGAGAAGTTTATCTCTAATGCATCAGCATATATAAGTCCATTCCAAGCACAAAATCTATGGCATGACTTTGAGGCTCACGCAGGTTATTCGTTCAACAAGTCTCACGCTGTAGCCTATTCAATGCTGTCTTATTGGACAGCATGGCTAAAATTTTATTATCCTACAGAGTTTATGTTTGCAATTCTTAAGAATGAGAAGGATAAGGATGCTAGAACAGAGTATCTTATTGAGGCAAAGCGTATGAATATTAGCTTAAAGCTTCCTCACATTAATGAATCTGATATAGACTTTAAGATAGAAGGCAAAGGTATTAGGTTTGGTTTGTCAGCAATCAAGTGGATATCTGATGGAGTTGCTTCAAAGATTATGGCTAATAGGCCATTTAACTCCTACCAAGAAGTAAGAGATATTGCTTTTAAAAAGGGTAGCGGAATAAACTCAAGGGCAATAGAAGCTTTGGATGCGATTGGAGCACTAACCTTTCCAGATCATCCTAGAAATGAAGATACTGTTAGAGACAACCTCTACGAATACTTAAACCTTCCAGAGTTCTCTATGAACATTCCCTCCCATTACTATGCATATATTGACAACACGGAAGATTATGATGAGTCCAAGAGTCATATTGTCATGGGAATGGCTAAAAAGATAAAGCGTGGCAAGGGTTGGTGTCGTGTAGAGTTTATGGACAAGACGGGTATGGTAGGAATCTTTGATGAAGAGGACAGCAAGATAGAAGTAGGGAAGACATACATCATTCTTTCAGCAAGTAATCGAATAGCAGATTTTTTACAGGTAGAAGATGCTGATAAAGTAAAGTCACCATTGACAAAGTTCTTAAACTACAAGACCTTACCGTATGGACAAAATGAGTATTTTGTGCTATCTTTTAACCCTAGAGTAACAAAAGCAGGAAAGAGAATGGCTCATATGGTTCTTGCAGATTATGATCGTAATCTAATTCCTGTCGTTGTCTTTCCGACTATGTTTGCTGAAGCCTACATGAAATGCGAACCAGGGAGTATTCAAAAGCTTTTAATGAACGAACTTAAAGATGGAACGATAACAGTAAAGGAGATAAGTAAATGACATACGGTATAGATGAGTTAGCATTTGAGATTCATAGCAATGCTATTGACAAAGGCTTCTGGGAAGCAAATAACGGTCTGATCTTTTATATGAAGCAGATTGCAATGATTCATTCAGAGGCCACAGAGGTCTTAGAAGCAATGCGTAAAGAAGGGGGTAGCGATAGTGTAGTCAAAGAGTTGGCAGACATTATAATTCGTACCCTAGATTTATGGGCTGGACTTGTTCGTGATGGTTATACTAATAAATCTATCGAAGAGTCTTTAGTTGAAAAAGTAAAATATAATACACAAAGAGAAAGAATGCATGGGGGATTGGCATAATGTCAGACACCATTAATATGGAATCAGTTCTTTCTCAGTTAGATCCAAAGCTTAGAAAGAAAATTACATCAGCATCAGGAATTGAAGTACATAAGCAAAAGACTCCAAGCATTGGACTAAATAATGCATTAAAAGGTGGTCTTGCATATGGTCGTCAAATACTTATCTGGGGAAACAAGTCTGCAGGAAAATCATCTTTTTGTTTACAGATGATTGGTGAGGCTCAAAAAGAAGGAAAGATCTGTGCTTGGATAGATGCAGAGCAATCCTTTGATCCAGACTGGGCAAAGAAGCTGGGTGCAGATCCAGAGAAATTAATCTACTCTCAGGCCAGAACTGTCAATGATATGGTAGATGTTGCTACGCAGCTTATGTCAGCAGGAGCAGACATAATCGTTGTAGACTCTATCTCTGCCCTTCTTCCAGCAATCTACTTTGAGAAGGATAGTTCGGAACTAAAGCAACTTGAGAACACTAAGCAAATTGGTGCAGAAGCACGAGACATGACCAATGCCGTGAAGATGCTTAACTATGCAAATAACCAGACAAAGCAAACTCTTTTGATTCTGATATCTCAACAAAGAAATCAAATAGGGGCAATGTACGTCAGCCACGCCCCAACTGGTGGTCACGCTGTTAAGTTTTTCTCTAGCACCATCGTAAAGCTTTGGTCTAGCGAATCAGAAAACCAAGCAATCAAAGACAAGATAGCAACAGGAGATAAGTTAATTGAAAAGAAAATTGGAAGAAGTGTTACATGGAATGTGGACTTCAATAAGACTGGACCCGCTTTTATCAGCGGTCAGTATGATTTCTACTTTGACGGCGATAATATTGGCGTGGACAATATTG